GAAAACCCTAGACGCTGTCATCTCCCACCAATTCAGCTCAGCCAACGAAGCAATGCTCACAAACAAGAGCATTGAAATCAGCGGGTTCGGGAAGTTCTTTTTCAACCAGAAGAAAGCCGAGAAGAAGATGGCAACCCTCATTCTTATGAAAGAGGCTCTGGAGAAAAAGATTCAGATTCCAGAACACGACACAGCTTTAAACAGAACAAAGCTGGAAAGTGTCAAAGCAGCTATATTAGCGTTAAAACCAAAATTAGAATATGAGCCTGTCTCAGATCTACGAGGGTTGGAGGAACAATCTGCTTCCCCCAGCGAAATTGAAAGCCCTCATCAAAGAAACCAGCAAGCAGAGATTGAGCATTTGTGACAATTGTCCTTATCATTCCAAGAATCATAAGACAAAACGACCAGATGCTCATTGTACAAATTGTGGATGCACCCTGGCAGCAAAAACAAAATGTCTCTCCTGTAGCTGTCCAATAAACAAGTGGAGTGCTGTGTTAACAAAAGAGCAGGAAGACGAAATGACAAAATGAAGAAAAATGACAACGAGGTGAAACTGAAAAAGATCCCTCTAAAAAGATTTATCGACACGCTTATTGATGTATATACATCAGGGGCAGATTATATAGATTTGATTGGGATAGCTGATGAGGAACAAGACTCCATCGGTATATCTGTAAGTAATGAATATATGAACGTTGACAGAGAACAATATTACGAGGATCTTTCAGAGAAAATATTTGAGAGGTCTAAGGGAAAATTGTCCGAAGAAGATTTTAACGAACTGACATAAACCAATGAGTAGAAAACAAAGTGACTTTAGCAAGCTGGTCAGCCTTCTCACAGAGCTGCATAAGTCCTATCCACATTATGGTGTAGGAAGACACCTCTCAACAGCTCTTTCCGATTATGGTGACATATGGGGAATGACAGACAAAGAGTTTGCGTTTGCTCTTGAGAAATACAAGCTCCAATTAGAGATGGATGTCCCACATTCTGGGGATAGTGAGATTGATGAAATCATTAGACAAGGTCTTGATCTTGATAGCATTCTAAAAGAAGAAGATGATGGCGAAGAGTACTAAAACTACATATGTAAATGCTGAACTAGATTGGGCTGAAGAACAGCTCAAGAGCTGGAAAGCATACGTGGATGCAAATCCATTACATGAACTAAAAGACAGGATTGAATGGAAACCTACAGCCAAAGGAGGCATGCTTCCTATGGTGATTGCCTCTATTGAAGCACAGGGTAAGTTTATCCAAGAGACAATGAAGAACTATCTAGCTCTTCTTGAGGTGGTTGATAAGCTTCGTAAGATTGAAGAAGCTAAGGTGGAGGTAAGAGGTAAAGGAGAAATGTCAAGCATGGCTGAAGACTGGTTGAAGAACAGAGGATGATAGAATTACAAAAAATTAGCTACGATGACTGGTTTATAAACCAGAAGCGTATTCCTGACCGTGAGTCAGCAGAATACAAGCCCTTTTTTGAGTTTCATAAAGACCTGTGTTTGAATGGTGCTATGATGGATGGGGTGTACATCAACCCATTTCTCTATTGGCATCTTAATATATGGCATACAGAAGTGGATGTAATTGATGAGCGTGGAAGAATCAGCCAGAAATATGCCAATCCCTACCTACGTGATAATGAGTGGGTGGTAACCAACGAAATTGATAGAGCTCACCAAGAGAAACGAGGCTTAGTCATCCTAGGTATTAGACGTTTTGCTAAGTCTGTAATTGAGGCTAGCTATATTGCTTGGGGAGCTACGTTTGATGAGAACTCCCAGAACATTATTGCTGGACTGAACGCACCCGATATTAAGCTTATTACAGATAAGATTGACAAGGGATTGAACTTCCTACCAGAAGCTTGGAGATGGCAAAGGATTGAGGACAACTGGAAAAACCAAGTGACACTCGGTATCAGAACAAAGGCTGGAGAACGTATTCCCTTCTCCCAGATCCTTGTAAGAAACTTGGATGAGGGTAACAATGAAGAGGCTATCGCAGGTACAAAACCACGTAAACTAATTATTGATGAGATTGGTAAAGGATCTTTCCTTAGAGGTTTCCAGGCAGCTGTGCCTGGTTTCACCACACCATTTGGATGGGGCTGCTCTCCTATTCTCACTGGTACTGGTGGTGATATGAAGAAGTTCTTGGATGCCAAGAGCTTAATGTTTGATGTGGACAATTTTAACTTCCTAACCTACAACAATGAAAAGGATGAGAGACGTGTTCATGGCTTGTTTATTTCGTATAAGTATAGAATGGAAGCTAAGGAAGAAAGTACGCTTGGTAAATTTCTTCAACAGCCTGAAACAAGCGATCTTCACAACATTAAGATGTTGGTAAGTGATGAAGAGAAAGCATTAAACATCACAAACACAAACTTAGAAAGACTCAAGAAAGCTGGAGATAGAATAGCATATCTAAAAGAGAAGATGTACTACCCATTAGAAGTGGATGACATCTTCCTGAACGAGGACACAAACATATTTGATATTGAGGCTGCTAAGCGTCAGAAGTTCAGACTCATGGAACAGGGCAAGACAGGCACCCCTGTTATTTTGTTTCATGATGGAGAAAAGCTCAGTCATGAGTTTACAGACAAACAGCCCATATCTAACTTCCCACTCAAAGCTACAGATCTGAAAGATGCTCCTGTAGTGATATACGAGTTTCCTGTTGAGAATCCTCCATATGGACTCTATGTAGCAGGAGTTGACCCTTACAGACAGGGTAAATCAGCATATAGCTCCTCTTTGGGAGCAGTTTATATTTATAAACGAATGCATGATTTGACAGGTGAGAAGTACCAGGATATGTTCGTAGCTTCGTATGTAGCAAGACCTGATAAGAAAGAAACCTGGGAAGAACAGGCTAGATTGCTTATCAAGTATTACAATGCTAGAGCACTTTGCGAGAACGATGATATTTCTTTTATTGAATACATGAAATCTAAAGGCGATGCACACTATCTGGAAAAGCAACCACAGTGGCTTATGGAAGTGGTACCAAATACCACAGTTAAACGTGAGTATGGAGTACACCGTTCATCAGACAAGATCAGAGATTATCTTCACAACTGTCTGAAGAAATACATGGAGGAATCCATTCTTATAGAAAGAGATGAGAATGGAGATATCACCAAGGAAGTGAGAGGTATCACCAAGATGTTTGATCCTGTCCTTCTTGAAGAGATTATTCAATATAATGATGTAGACAACTTTGACCGCATCATTGCTGCAGAACTAGCTATTGCTCAGGCACTTAAGATGGACCCTATTCTTGGAAGAGTGGGAGGATCTGGAGATGATAGAGTGGCTGCTCTGTTTAAGTCTAAACCAAAGAACCAACTGTTCACAGACTCTAGAGGATTATTTAACACGAAAAAACGTAAACTTTTTACATAATGGCTATCATTAGGTATACCAAAGATGCAACCATACGCTATGCGTATTTGAACATATTTCCTGATCAGTTCAAGACTGAGAAGGAGAAGATGGATGAGAGTTGGATTAAGAACACCATGGACTACTTTGCAAACAAGGCTTATGCTGAGTATGTAAAGAACCGTGATACATTTGTTAAGAACTATGACTTGGTAAAGGGCATCCTGAGAATGGAAGACTTCTACCAAGAGCCTCAGGTGAAGAGCTTTACAGAAATGCTCACTACCAACCTAGAGCTTCCTGCATATGTGAAGATGTATTCCATCATCACCACACCTCTGAATGAACTGATTGGTGAAATCTCTAAGAGACCTGACACATTCCGTGTTAAAGCTTTTGATGAAGATAGCAAGTCTGAAGAACTAGAGTTTAAAACTGGCATTCTCCAGGAGTATGTCATGAACAAGGCTAAGGAGAAGATTCTTCTTCAAGCAGACATGGCTGGTCAGGAGATTGATGAAGAACAGCTTCAGCAACTTACCATGGAGCAAGTGCAAGATGAGCTTGACAGCTACACATCTATTGCTGAGAAGTGGGCTAACCACGTACTCACATGTCAGAAAGCTGAGTTCAATCTGAAAGAAAAGTCTGAAGATGCTTTCAGAGATTTGTGTATTTCAGCAAGAGAATTCTATCACATCTATGAAGACAACTCTAAGCTTGGGTTCAATATCGAAGTGGCTAACCCAAAGAACACTTGGTTTCTTACAACTCCTGATCGTAAGTGGATCTCTGATCCTACAGGTAGAGCTCAGGGAGCCTATGCAGCTGGTACAGTGCAAGTTATGGAGCTTTCAGAAATCATCGAAAGCATTCCTGATCTTACAAAAGAAGAGATTGATCACCTGCGTTCATCTCTTCAAGACTATGGTTTGATTAATGTTCGTGAGTCTAACCTGGGTAATCCTAACGTATCTCCTGGTATTGACTCAGTTACATATGATACATACGACCCATTGGTGCTTCAGACTAGAATGTTGATTGAATCTGAGATGAAGCAGAATAATGATGGTCTGCAAGACTTCTTAGGACTTACGTCCAATGTGTCTTCATTTGGATACAAGTATGTTGTGGTTCGTGCTTATTGGCTCTCCAAGAGAAAGATTGGTAAGCTCATTTACATAGATGAACTGGGTAATGAGCAATCTATGCTTGTAGATGAAAACTACAAGAGTGGTACTATTCCTACAGAAGAGTCTTTGGAATGGGGATGGGTGAACCAGTGGTATCAGGGAGTTAAGATAGGTCCAGACATCTATCATGTTAAACCGTTTAAACTTCTCAACTACTGTCCTATTATTGGTTTAACGCACGAGGTGAAGAACACGGAGGCTAAGTCTATTATTGACTTGATGAAGCCTTTCCAGGTGTTATACAATGTGTGCATGAACCAGCTTTACAAACTTCTTGAGAAAGAGGTGGGTAAGGTGTATTTGACATCCATCAGACACGTACCTGTTCCCAAGGATGGTGATGCCCAAGATGCACTGGATGTATGGGAAATGGAAGCTCGTAACAGGGGTGTTGTGTTTATTGATGACAGCCCTGAGAACTTAAAGAGTCCTTCTAGCTTCAACCAGTTTAGAGACATTGACCTCACGCGCACGCAGGAGATTCAATCTAGATATACACTGGCTCAACAACTAAAGAATGAGTGTTGGGAACTGGTGGGTATGAGTAAGCAAAGACTTGGATCTATTTCAGCTAGTGAGTCTGCTACAGGGGTTAACACTGCTGTTCAACAATCATATTCTCAGACAGAGCCTCTGTTTGTGGCTCACGAATATATCATGGGTCAGCTCTATCAAGCTATTATCGATGCTGCTCTATATGTAGAGTCTAAGAAACCTCAGTCTACTCTTTCCTACATCACATCTGAAGGAGAGTCTGCTTTTGTTCAGGTGAATGGTACAGACTTAAAATTCCGTGATCTGAAGGTGTTCCTGACTAATAGACCTGACGATACACAAATGTTCAATGAACTTCGTCAAATGGCACAGCCTTTGATGCAGAATGGTGGATCTATCTACGATGTTATCCAGCTGTACAGCACCAAGTCTATCAGAGAGATGAAGCGCATCTTCAAGACTCTGAAAGAGAAACAAGACGCTATGCAACAGCAGCAAATGCAAATGCAACAGCAACAGCTTGAGCAGCAGCAACAACAATCGCAAGCTCAACTTGAGCAACAAGCTATGTTGGCTGAACAGAAGACAGCTAACGATAACTACCAGAAAGAACTCGATAGACTCAACAAGAAAGAGATTGCAATTATTTCTGCTACAGGATATGGTAATGTAGCTGCTGAAGATGCAAATCAAAATGCTATTCCTGATGTTCTTGAGCTAAGTAAAATATCTGGCGAAGAGTCTAAAGCAGCAAGAGAGTATCAGATGAAGATGCAAGAGATTCTGTCCAAGAACAAACAAGCTTCCGAAAAGCTGTCTCTTGAAAGAGAGAAGCTCCAGGTGGCTAGAGAAAATCAGGCTAATGATTTGGCTATTGCTAAAGAGAACGCTAAGGGTAGAGCTAAACAACCTAAATCTAAGAAATAATGTTTGATAGGCTCATAGACTTAATATCCAACTGGCTAGAAAAGATTGTCCCATTCTTCATTGTTATGGAGTATGAGGAGGCTGTTGTCTTGCGCTTTGGAAAGTTTCATAAGGTGGCTAAGCCTGGCTTGCATTTTAGAATCCCTATTGTAGATGAGTTTATGACAAACCACGTTGTTGTCACTACACTCAGTCTTCCTCCACAGAGCTTGTATACAAAAGACAAGCAGAACATTGTGGTGAAGGGGGTAATCAAATATAGAATTGCTGACGTGCAGACTTTCCTTCTAGAGGTGTACGATGCTCAGGATGCTCTGTCTGACATGACACAATCCATCATCAAGAACGTAGTGATGGATAAGTCTTTGGAAGAATGCATCGATACTGAGATTGACAATCTTCTCTCTAAGAAAGCTAGGGTGGAAGCTAAGAAGTGGGGTGTTGAAATTCAACAAGTTACGCTCACAGACCTAGCTCCTATTCGTAGTTTTAGGCTAATAAATGACACAGTGATAAACAAACTTGATTAGAGCAAAAAACATTAATGCTATATTATCCTGAAAAATGGGCAATATAGTGCTCTAACTCTTTGTTATTCAATAGTCTTTATATACTTTTACATCCACAAACCAAATAAAAAGAACTACATATGGCTGAAAATTTGGACACCCCATCATTTGGGAACTTTAGTATTGAGAACACCATGGAAATGGGTGCTGGTAATGCTGAGCTTTTAAATGATCTCCTTTCCCCAGAAACCTCCACAGGCAATCCTGATGATATTCAAGAGATTGTAAAAGAGGTGAGTGACCCTGCTCCTGCCCCTAAGAAAGCTCCTGCTGGTAAAACAATTGGAGATGTTGTTGCTGAGGGTAAGGCTCCTGAGGAAGATACTTCTGCTAATCTTGAGAAGTTCCTGTTAGGAGATGATAAGGAAGAAGAAGAGGAAGAGGAAGAGGAAGTTATTACTCCTAAAGCAAAAGCTAAAACGGCTGCCCCTGCTGAAACTAAAGAAGAAGAGGATGATGAAGAAGAAGCTCCTGAAGTGAGCAGATTCACAGCTCTGTCCAATGACCTATTCAAACTTGGTGTATTTACCAAGGATGAGGATGATGAAGATACACCTATTGATACTCCTGAAGCTTTCTTGGAAAGATTCCAAGCTGAAAAAAGAAGAGGAGCTATAGAAGTGGTAAATAACTTTATTGGTCAGTTTGGTGAAGATTATCAACAAGCATTTGATGCCATCTTTGTAAAAGGTGTTAACCCGAAAGAATACTTCGGTACCTACAATCAAATCGCAAGCTTCTCTGATATGGATCTCTCTCAAGAGAACAATCAGGTGGCTGTAATCAGACAAGCTCTTGCAGATCAAGGCTTTGAGTCTGAAGATATTGATACAGAAGTAGAAAGACTGAAAAACTACGGTGATCTTGAAACGGTAGCCACCAAGCACCACAAAGTGCTTGTGAAGAAAGAAGCTCAGAAACTCCATCAAATGGAGGAGAAAGCACAGCAAGAGCTTCAACAGAAACAGGCTATCAAGAACCACTACGTACAAAACGTTCAGACTATTCTACAAGATAAAGTGAAGAGTAAGGAGTTTGATGGCATCCCCATCAACCCAAAACTTGCTGGTGAACTACAAGACTTCCTTTTGGTAGACAAATACAAAACTGCTAATGGTGAAACATTAACAGATTTTGATAGAGCTATCCTGGAACTAAAGAGACCTGAGAACCACGAAATGAAAGTGAAGGTTGCTCTGCTCATGAAGATCCTGGAAAAAGACCCCACTCTCTCTACCATCCAAAAGACTGGTATCACCAAGAAATCCAACGAGTTGTTTGGTGAGGTTGCTAGACAAGTGGAAAAGAGTAGTGTGAAAGGAAGCAAATCCCAGCCTAAATCCAATTCTTGGTTTTTATAATTTTCTCATAATAAATTTAAAAGGATAACAAAATGGCAATTCAAACAATCCCAGGTTTAACTGGTTTTACCTATGCCCGCGTAGCCTCTATGGACAAGCGTGCTGTAGGTAAATTGACCGACGCTAACCACCTGGAATCATTCCACTCAACTGAGCCTGCAGACTATGACAAGAAGATTATCTCCTTGTACACTCAGAGCTCACTGTACAGTAATGACTTCTTGGACATGATCAACAAGAGCACACCTTATTACATCGATAATAATAGTGATGCTTGGAAATGGCAAGTTCAGGTTCCTTACAAGTTCCCCAAAATCATCAATGTTCCTGATTCTACCCTGAATCTGAGCAAGCCTGGTATCGATGGTCAAGAGTTCTCTCTTGTTTTGGATACCAACGAGTTCTCTAAGAACGCTATCGTTTCTGTTGGTTCTCGTCAGTATGGTCCTCGCTTCTACGTTATTAAGGATCCCGTTCCTTGGAACATGGGCTTCCTGTATAGCTTCACCTTGGTGAGCGATAACCCCACTGTGGATTTCGTAAGTTCTACTTTCTTGCAAGTTGGTATCGAGCTTGAGCTGGTTGATGCTGCTATCGGTGAATTCGATCAGGATCTGCTGGGTCTTCCTCGCTTGGGTGAGAAGATCACTATGTTTGAATCTTTGGGTTCTGCATATGGTTTCGAGCACAAGATCACTGAGTGGGCTGATGACAAGATGATGAGAGATGCTTCTGGTAAGCCTCTGGATATCTTGGTATATGCTCCTCAGCGTAGAAATCAACTTCCTTTGACTCGTAATGATGTTAAATGGGAGCCGTTTATTGAGTTCTGGATGCGTAAGTCTATGCTTGAGTTGAAAGTTAAGCGTATGATTTGGAGCAAGCCTGGTACTGTGAAGACTCATGGTAGCAAGCAAGAGCTGAAGCGTACATCTGCTGGTGTATATCACAGAATGCGTAACAACGGTAACCTGGTTCAATACAACCGTGGTGAGTTCTCTGCTAACCTGATTCGTTCAGTGTTTGGAGACCTGTTCTACAGACGTGTTGATGTTAAGGATCGTCGTGTTAAAATGTATACAAACGAAGCTGGTTTTGACGTGTTCCAACAAGCTTTGAAGAATGACGCTTTGAACAGTGGTCTTACCTTCATGGCTGATAGCGGAAACCGTTACCTGCAGGGCGAAGGACAACACATCACTTACAACTTTGCATTCGATGCAATGGTTACTCGTGAGACTGGTCGTGTTGAACTGATCCACCTGAAGGAACTTGACCTGCCTCAAACTAACCTGGAATTTGGACAGAACAAGAAGTCTACCCCTGTATTCATGGTGTTTGACGTGTCTCCAATGTCTGATGGTTCTTTGGTTAACAACATCCGTGAAGTTCGTATGAAGGGTGCACCTTCTATGACTTGGGGATATATCGATGGAACTCGCCACCACTTGGGCTTTGCTAAGTCTCAGGGTATGAGCTCTGCGAACAAATTCCCTGGTTACGAGATCTGGATGAAAGACCGTTGTGATGTATTCATCGAGGACCTGTCTCGCACAGTCTTGATTGAAGAGATCCCACAGTTCTAATACTGCTGCAGCTAAGCTGCGCCAAATACCGAGAGAAGAATGCCCCCCACCTCCAAGTGGGGGAGCTTCTCTCAAATTACAGAGTGATTGGGTTAGGGGATTCCTAATCGCTATCCCTTCGATGGGACTCACTCTGCCAATTTAAAACCAAATTAAATTTAACTACATCATGGGTAAGATTGGAAAAATCTCTACGATTAAGAAAGAGTACAACAACTCTCAATTGCAGACAATGCAAGGCGGTCTTGCGATTAAAGGACTCACTAGAATTCCTGGTACAGGAGTTTTTAAGTATCCTTACAAAGAGCTAGATGGTAGATATAGAACAGGACTTGATCCTGAAGCTAACTACATCCGCAGAATCTCTGATCCTCTAGAAAGAGAACTGGAGGTTGAACGTGTAAAGAACCTTAGAGAGAAACTTGAAGTTGCTCTTGGGGGAATTGACCTGGGACCTCGTTCTAAGTTTTGGAACTATGGGCTCTCAACATCCTCAGATGATGCTCTCCACGTACAGCCTGTAAAGCTGGTAGATGGTGACAACTTCTTTGATCTTAGTATGCCTCTCCAAGAACTTGCATTCTCTTGGTTGCGTGTTCACCCCACAATTGCTTCTAGTTATCAAGCTTGGGAGCGTGGTGAATATCCTGCTGATATTCAGTTCTATGTAGCTGATGATGAAATTGAAAATGCTGTTCTGTTTAAGAAGAAGCAACTCATCAACAAGGCTATTGTCAAGTTTGATGCTATGACTCCTGAAAAGAAGAGAAAGGTAGCTCGCTTGCTTGGTTTGCCTGTTACAGAAGATACCAAAGAGGAAGCTGTATATAATCTAGTAGATAACGTCCTTAAACAAACTGAATTCAAGAATGGCAAATATCAAGGGCTGAACCCTGTAGAGGTGTTCACTCGATTTGCAGATATGAAGGAAAACTTACTCCATATTAAAGACCTTGTAAAACAAGCCATCACACACTCAGTTTACAGACTGAAGGCTAATGGTAAGGTTTACGAAGGTGAGTTTGAAGTGGCAAAAGATGAGGATGATTTGGTAAAACATCTTGCCGATGATGATAATCAGGAAGATCTGATTACCCTCGAACAAAAGTTGAAATCTAAAAAATTAGCTTCTGTATGATACCTGTAGATAGTTTATTATACAAGATCGACCAGCGACTAAATAAACTATCTACTAATGATCATCAACAGATCCAATTGGAAGATAAGATCTTAGCTCTCAATGAGGCTCAGATCAAGCTGATCAAACAGAAGGTAGACGGTTTTAGTATGGTGAGCGGTCTTGGTTTGGACGCTTTTAAAAAGCGTTACGAAGACCTTCAGAGCTTGGTTATAACATATAACAACCAGCCTCTTACACTGTCTGTTAAGAATGCTGAACTCAATCAGTGGTTTGCAAACATACATCAACTCACTCCAAAGTACATGTTCTATATTGATAGTTATGTACTGGCTGACAAGGGGAGATGTAAGGATAGGAAGATTTGGATAAACAAGGATTTGGCAAAGCATGGAGATATTTCCCTGCTTCTGAACAACACCCATTACAAACCTTCCTTTGAGTATCAGGAAACATTCAACTTTCTGTCTTCAGATGAGATAAGTATTTTCACAGATGGTACGTTCACTCCAACTAAAATATACATCTCTTACATGAGATATCCTGTGTACATCGATAAGGCAGGATATGTTAAGTTTGATGGAACACCCTCTGTAGATCAAAACTGTGAGCTTGAAACCTATCTTGAAGATGAGCTTCTGGATCTGACAGTACAAAACCTGGCTATGTACACTGAAAATCAATCTGCTGTACAAAGCTCAATAATGAGAATTCAAACAAACGAATAAGTATTTTTAACCTTTAAATAAAAAACAATGGCTGATTTTTCTTTAACTACGGTCTTCGTGGTTCCTGTTGGTAGTGGTATTGCCAATAGCGGTTCTACTCAAGACCTCACAGCTGGTAAGGTGGGCTTCTTCAAGAATGACTACACTGTTGCCACTGCTGTAAACATTGCTGCTGCCCCCTACTTCTATGTAGCTCAAGGTAGAACAAACACTTATCTGCAAGGTTCTAAGCGTTCTGACAAGATCAAGGGTTGCCCTTCTGGTTCTGGTTGTAACTCTAACGTAACTGAGTTTTACAAGGTGGAAGGATGTCCTACCCCTGTAACCCAGATTACAGACATTACAAGCTGGAATGTAAAGTGTGGTGACGTTGTTACTGTTACTTTGCGTGCTCACTCTAGCTACCTGGACACTCTGTACTTCAATGGTTTCACTCGTAGTGTAACTGTACAGGCTCCTTGTTGCGATTGTGGTGCTGATCCTTGTGATAATGTTGATGTTCCTGCTTTGATTGACAGCATCATTCTGGCTTTTGAAAAGCAAGGTCCTGGCATCAACCCTGATAACATCACCTTCAGTGATTTCTATCAGTTCCAGCGTCTGGGTAACGATGCTTCTGCAATTCTGCGTATTACTGGTAAGCCTCTGACTAAATACGGACAACCGTGTGATGTTGCAGCTTTCCCTTATGAGTATGACAGAATGTGGTTCCGCACCTTCGTTATCCTGGGTCCTGCTACAACTGCTGACTTCATTGTTGCTGATGCTTGTAATGTAATCGCTACCCCTGTTATTGTGCAGCGTTCTTCTTATCCAACTGGTACTTCTGATGAGATTATCCAATTGGAGAAGAACTTCTACAGCTACCAAGCTGGTTACCTGAAGCACCTCTACAGAATGGTGGGTTACAACGAGAACTTTGAGAGCTGGGTATCTGCTGGTACTACCTACGATACTTTCTATATCAGATTCAATGAGTATGATAAGACTGTTTATCAGTGGGGAGACTATATCATGGAAGATAACATGGTAATCATCGCTGCTGAGGCTGGTTCTGCTGAAGCTACAAGCATCAACAGCATTCTTACTGCTGCTCTGGGTACTATCACTGGTGACAACACATGTATCACAACTACATCTACTACCACCACTGTATGGCCCTCTACAACTACCACTTCTACCTTGATCCCGTAATAGAGGAGTTGTAAATAATATCATATAACCTAAGCCAGAGGTGAGAGGATTAAAACTCAATCCTCTGGCTTATTTATTTAAGAGTCATGCCCACGTTAAACCTTGATATACTAGTTCTTCCTACATACAACAAGATGTTGTTGGGCGTTGCTGATGCATCCACATATGTCACCACTCCTGTAAATCCCACCATCGAAATCACTGTTCCATCTTTTGGAACTGTTGTTCTTCCTTTTACGGTGAATAATTACAACCTGTTTAATTCTGAGTCTCTTGGAATTACAGCAACTGGTGCTGCTCTTGTGCCCCTACCTGATGGAATATACAAGCTGAAATATTCTATTGATCCTGCTATTACTAACTATGTAGAAAAAACAATTCTACGTGTTGACCAACTTCAGGAGAGATTTGATGAGGCATTCATGAAGCTGGATATGATGGAGTGCGATAAGGCTATCAAAACCCAATCAAAGGTGGATTTAAACACCATCTATTTCTTTATCCAAGGAGCAATTGCTGCTGCTAACAACTGTGCTCTTGATACAGCCACTACGCTGTATAATCAAGCACAGAAAATGCTGAATAACTTTGTGAAGAACAACTGTAATTGCTCTGGTAACAATTACGTAATAAACTTCTATTAATATGGCAAGTTGCAGAAAATGTGGAGCAAAGTTTGGATGCGGATGTCAACTAATTAATGGATTATGCGCAGCTTGTCATGCTGCTGCAGCACAAGTAAAACAATCTTTTAAAAATGTTATATCCAAGATTGGTAAGCACTGATTGTTCAACAATCCCTGCTCTACTGCACGATATAGACCATAAGCTGAATGAATTAGGTGCTAACCTATACAACAATGTTGTATACATGTTAAACCAACCTGTTCCTGCTACAGCAATTATTGATCTCTTGAACTACAAGAGAATTCTTACATTCAAATGGTGTAACCCTGATTATGCTAGCAGTTACACCGTTGAGCAAATCGCTAGCAGAGTAAAAATTTTAAAATACAAATAATGAGCAACTGCAATAATTGTTATAACGGATGTGCTGAGATTGTTTCAGACCAGTGCGTTAAATATACAGGAGTTGACATTCCTGAGCTTGGTATTGAGAACGGTGATACACTTGCACATGTAGAACAACAAATCACCACTTTCCTCGTTGGTACATTGGATGGTACAGGAATCAATTTAACTATTGATGAAGCTATCATTTGTAATCTGGTAAGTCAGTATCTCCCTGTATGTGCACCTTGTACAACTATATCAGTACTGGATGTTGTCACAGCCCTCATCAAGGCTGCTTGTGATCTTCAAGAACAAGTTGATGATATTGTTGCTGAGCTTGCTACACTGAACGCTAACTATGATGTTAGTTGTCTGAGTGGTGTTGTAGATTCTGATGATACGCATGATGTTCTCCAAGCTACAATTGATAAGGTTTGTCAGCTTGAAGTTGACCTAGCAGCTCTTGCTCTTGATCTAAGCACAAACTATGTAAAGCTGGCTGACCTGAATGGTCTGATCGCTGCTTACATTGCAAGCACTGCTTCTTCAGGACAGCAGTACACCAAAATGGTTCCTTACACAGTTGTTGAATACTACGGTCCTCTCACCAACTTTGATGCTGGTGGTGTAGGTCTTGCTGGTCTTGGTTGGGATAAAATCTACTTGTGCAATGGTGCAAATGGTACTCCTGATAAGCGTGGAAGACTGCCTGTAAGTGTTACAGCTGTTCCTGGTGGGGGTGCATATAATGCTGCTGTAGATCCTGGTATTGCTGGTAATCCCAACTATACACTGTCTATGATCACTGGTGCAAACAATGTTGTTCTTGATACTACACAGATTCCTGCACACACGCACGCAGCCTCTGTAAACATTATAGATCCTGGACACACTCACACGCTTCCTAACGTATGGAATGAGGATTATACAGGACACTTTGGAAGTGGTGGTAACTTTAACGAAGGACCCACAACAGACATTACAGGATCTTCTACAACAGGCCTCACTAATATTAATGTCACTGTGACAAATTCCTCTACAGGAGGTGGCTTGTCTCACAATAATATTCCCCCTGTTCTGGCTTGTTATTACATTATGTACATCCCATAAAACTAACTTAAATGTCTTGTTTACCAACCAGTCCTTGTTTTACAGGAGGCAGTATTGTACCCTCAGGAACTAACTGTGGAGCAGATCCTTGTGACACCAAGCTGAAGATTTCCAACTTAATTAAGTATGTAGGTCCCAATCTTCCTTGTACAGGCATTGACACTTGTGATGATCTTACAACCATCATCCAAAAACTAGAACTGGCTATTTGTCAACTTACAACCACTACTACTAGTACTTCTACTACCTCTACTACTACCACAATCGCTTAAGAATCAATAAGTTATGGTTGTTACAATAACTCTAACCACTGCTGGTGCTGACACAGGACCCTTCAATCTATACTCAGATGTTGATGGGTACACCTCAGCTTTTGAGGTGGGGGTGTCTAAAGCATCTCTCTTGGCTGGATATACTTCTTATGTAGCACCTAATGGTACAGCTATTGTCAGGGTGATGTCTGGCGGAGCTTGCACAAACTATATAGATCTTACACTGACTATATGTACCACCACAACCACCACTACATTAGCTCCTGAGAATCTGATGATTTACTTGTCTTCTGAGAGTGGTAACGGTAATATTAATAATGCTGAGGTGTACTATTCAATTCAGCCTCCTCCTTTCTTGGGAACTCAGCCAGAACCTCTTGGTTTAACATGGACACAGTTGATAAATGGATTTACAATCCCTGAATGTCCTACAGCCCCATCATTAGCAGGTACAATAAGCATCCCTACTGGACAATACGCATATATTCAAGTGCGTACATCTGGAGGAGCAAATATTTATTTCATTGGTTACACCAACTTCAATCCTTGTGTATCTGGTGTTGTGGGAAGCTTGTATACAGCTAGTTATGCACACAACTCCCCAGGAGCCACTACAAGTACTTACTACAGAGTGAACAATCCTATAACAACACAACCCCATACTCCTTAAAAACCAATGAGTTATGGTGATATTAAAAACCCTGTTTTGTTGGTTTTACAGGGTATCTCCTGGGGGTTTCTACCCCTGGGAGTTTTTGTTTTAACTAAGTTGGTTAGAACCAGTAACGGGCTTGGTTAAAATAATTTGGAAAATATAAAATTTATTTCGTACCTTTACTCTAATTTTAACTAAAATCCACTTTGCATGTCTGGAAATCAACACCTTTTGCAGCAGTTAGAACAGCTCCTGCGAATGAAAAGAAGTAGGAAGTTTTACGCTGAAAGACTTGGAATTACAGAAATGGAGGTAGCAAATTTGCTAGAGGAATTAAGGAATGGTGAGGGGAAAACATCAGAAGCTGAATCAGGGAATTATATAAGTGAGCTAGAAGATACATTGGTAAGATTTGTTGAGGATGTATCTAAAGGAACTGGTGAGGTGGTATTCAACTCTAAAGAAGAAATCAAGAGTTTAGATGAGTTGATTGAGAAGTGTAAGATTGATACTACTAAGTGGGAAATAACTAAATACGTCCAGAACTACTGGGGAAATGCTGAAGCTCCTCACTACCAAGTGAAAGCTTGGTTAGGAGTAAAAAAGAATGATCAGGTTTTCCAAGATAGTTTTATCTCATTTCTAGAGAACTATGAGCCAAGTGCTCCAACAGTTAAAGAACCTCCATACGATGAGCTGAAAAGAGAAGGATGTCTTGTAATCAATAAACAAGATGCTCATTTCAACAAGCTCGATATTTATGGAGACAATGATATAGAAGCAAGATTTGACACATTTTTGCAGAAGTTAGAAATAATTCTTAACCAAGCAACTTTGTCCAATAACATTACTTATGCAACGTATGTTATAGGATCGGACGAATTTAACAGTGAGTTCACTGGAACAACTACAAGAGGAACACCTCAACAGAACATTCTCTCCTACCACGAAAGCTTTCGCAAAATATGTGAACATGAGGTGAAAGCAATCAATCTTCTCTTAGAGAAGGTTACAGCATTAGAGGTAATATTTGTTTCTGGTAATCATGATGAGTTTGTGGGTTGGCACTTGGCTAGCTGGTTGCAAACTTATTTCAGAAACAATTTTAGAGTGCTCTTTGAGATATCTCCAAGATATAGAAAGTATGCAGAATTTGGTGGAACATTGATGATGTTCAATCATGGTGATGCTCTAAAACCTGCAAAACTGGCTCATCTATTCCCAATGGAATACAAGCACAGTTGGTCAGAATATGAACATTTCTACATTTTTACAGGAGATAAACACCACGAGATGAGCTTGGATTTCAATGGTATTAAGTTCTATCAACTCCCTGCTCTTTCTAAAGCAAAGAGTTCTTGGGATGATAAGAATGGGTATACAGTGACCAAGGCTGAGTTAACAGTGTTCCTGATTGATTATGAAGATGGTATGACTAATATATTCAAACAGTATTTATAATGGCAACTTTAAGGAAATTGGTTTCTGATGTACGCTCTATGCACAAGCTTCTGTCTACAGATAGCTTAGTGACAGATAGAGCTATTGCATCTGAGATTAGAAATAACAGTCTCCTTTTAATCAAAAGGGAAACCAACCTTAGAAAGCTGTGGGCTACATCAACCCTGTTCACCACTATCCCTTGTTTAGAGATGATAGAGGTGCCAATCTCTGAATGCTGTGGATATGTAGATCCTTGCTCTGTAGCAAGAAGTAAATTTAAGCTCCCTCGTATTTCTGAGGGCAACTACCAATATTTGATTCAGGGTGTTTGGTCTATTAATGCAATGGGGGGCACTGGTAAGAAGTTGAAGGAAATTACCATCAACCGTTACATCAATCTGCTCAAGCTTCCTATCATCAAGAAGGAATCCTATTATTGGATAGTGAATGATTATCTGTATGTGAGCGATCCTCTTCTCAAGGCTATTAGAATCGCTGCCTTATTTGAGAATGATGTACCTAACGAGGTGATGTATCCAGATAACGGATGTGGAGATTGTAAACCTAGTGATGATGATTGGTGCAAAAACCCTTTGGACAAAGAGTTTGCCCTTCCTGGATATCTAGAGAAACAAGTTCTTGAACTTACATCTCAAAAACTTCTGCAAACATATTTTAGGCTTGATACAGATATGACAGATGATGGAATAGATGGTCAAGCACCTAACGCTCCAAATACTCGTTAATGAGAGTCAAGATTGACTGGAGAAGTGCAAGTAAAGAAAACTACAATCAGTTCTGCAAGAAACACCCCTCAATAAAGCTAAGCTTTGATGAGTGGAGAAACATCATTTACTCTTTCACAGATGCTTACAAAGAGTACATCCTAGAAACAGGAGAAAGAGCAAAGCTTCCTTTTGGATTTGGAGAGTTTGCCATAAACAAGAAAAAGAGAAGGAAGATCAAGGGTGTTGATGGGAAAGAGTTCATAAACCTCCCAATAGACTGGAAAAAAACTAAAGAGAAGGGTAAGGTAATTTACAACTTTAACTACCACACAGAGGGTTATTTCTTTGGGTGGATGTGGTTTAAAGAAACAGCTAGGCTGAAACATCTGGAGCTTTGGTATTTCAAGCCCTCCAGAGTGACATCTAGACTGCTATCCCACTATTTAAAAACCAACGAAAAATATCAGCATCTATATTACGAATGGAAAAAATAAGCTAAATGTCCTACTATTATAAATATAATTTCACATCTCCTGAGATAGTTTATTCCACCGTAAAGGAGGAACTGAAAAGCTATTTCGATACAGGAGCTGTGGATGATCTGATGTTTCCCACCTATCTGGACAAATGTCTCAGAAAGTTGGGTAGGGCTACTTATGTTATTTCTGAAGAAACTCTATATATCGAGGACTTTGAAGCTAGACTTCCTGATAACTTCTTTGCTGTCAGAGAAGCTTGGATGTGCACATATGTAAGTGGATATCCCTATCAGTCAGCTAACTCTTTCTACTCCCAAGCTGTTGGTCAAACCACCATTCAAGTGAGCCCTGTCACTGTTGGTGGTGATGTTTGTGGTGCATGTAATCAAGCAGCCTGTGTTGCATGTTCTGTATGTACACAACCATCCTGTAACTGCACCTGTCCTCTTGAGATAACTCAGGCTGTATATAAAACTAATAATCAGCTGAATATTGCTTACGAAAAGAAATATTTGCTGAAACCTGGAAACATTTCTGTTAGAGCAGACTGTGCACTTGACTGTGCTAATTTCAACAGTTCTGCTGCTGACAGTTTTGATATTAGAGATAATAAGTTTGTAACCAACTTCAGAAATGGAGTTGTGCATCTGGTTTTCTATGCCACAGAATATGATGGTGGAGGAAACCAGCTGATCCCTGATAACTACCGTATCAGAGAGTACATTGAGGCTTTCATCAAATACAAGGTATTTGAGACCCTCACCAATCAGACCAATGATGAGACATTTAACCAACTTCAGACTAAGCTTGCTTACTACAAGCAATTGTCTGATGAGGCATTCATCATGGCTGATATCGAGATCAAGAAGCAAGATGTATACGCTAAACAAAGAAGAATTGTACAGGATCTGAATAGATTCAACATGTACGAACTTCCAAACAGAGTAAGCAGATATGGCTGGAGAAGAAACAACTAACCAGGGTAACATTAGGGCGGAGTATAACAACGCAACCACTGGCTTAAACTTAGACCAGTCTGTTAATCAGATTCCTAAGGGTAAGCTCACGTATGCATTGAATGCTGCTGTAGAGAACTTTGACTCAAATTCTGTTAACTACCAGAATGAGCCAGGGAATGAGCTTTGCCTTAATTTTCCTGAGGGTTACCAACTGATTGGTGAACACTTTATTAATGAGAAGAGTAAACATGTATTCTTTCTTGCTAATCCTGAAACAGGAGATAGTGAGATTGGGTACATGGATAATAATGATTGTGTCTATCGCACTTACATCAATGCTAAGTGCTTGAATTTCAATATCAAGTATCCAATTCACAAGGCTGTCCACAAACTTACTAATTGCACCACTGAGGTGTATTGGACAGATGGTTACAATCCCAGACGCTATCTAGATCTGGAGAATATTCCCTACAAGCTCCAATCTGGAGCAAACCTTTGCGACCCCACTTTCACCAATGAGATTGATTGTAATCAGTTGAATGTTCAACCTGATTTCAACATTCCTCAATTGGATGTAGTTGATGTTACCACTGGTGGAGACTTGCAAGCTGGTACATATCAGTTTGCTATTCAGTATTCTGACTCTGTAAGTCAGGGATACACCTCGTATTTCTCTGTTACAAATCCTACACCTATTGCTGATATAAGCATTACCACACCTAATTTTAATTATCAGGTGGGTAAGTCTATTAGAGTGAGGGTTAGTAATTTAGATATCACTGGGCTCTTTCAGTATTTTAACTTGGCAGTGATTAAGACCATCAACGGCATTACATCTGTAGAGCTGATTGGTACGTATTTCATTAGTGATAATGAACAAGTGGTTACATACACTGGTCAGAATAAGTCAGACATTCGTCTATTGATTGATGATATTTTCAACAAGTATCCTTATTACGAGATTGCTCAGGACATCACAGCAGTTCGTGATATTCTTGTTTGGGATAACCTCACATCCATTGACCGAGTTAACTATCAGCAGATTGCTAATCAAATTCAGCTTCAGTGGGAAACTTGGAGAATTCCTAATACAGAAACCTACGCTGATGAGCTGAATGCCACAAACCTGCGTGGGTACCTGCGTGATGAGGTGTATGCATTTGAGATAGTGTTTCTCCTGAAGAATGGTAAGCAGACAGATGGTTTTCATATTCCTGGAAGAACAGCTACCACACTTGATGCATCTCCTGTTCCTAACACAAATGCTGACTTCATTGGTGATCCTGATTATACAGTAGGTACAATAGGATATAGTCCGTATTGGAAAATATATAATACAGCCACGCTTACAGGATTCTCTCCAGGATACTCTCCTGCAGCTGATTACAAAGGATCTTACCAGTATGGTGAGTTTGCGTATTGGGAGTCTGTAGAAAAATATCCATGTAACGAAGATCTTTGGGGAGACTTGGCTGATAAGCCTATCAGACACCACAAGTTCCCAGATGTACTTGTAAGTCCTATATTTGAGTCTGCTCTCTACTCATCACCTGGATCTATGGTGATGCAGAAGGATGCTGTGTTCCCAATTGGTGTAAGAATTGACACAGCCTACGTTGCAACATTGATTGCTAATTCCAATCTTACACAAGAGCAGAAAGATAGCATTGCTGGATTTAAGATTGTTCGTTCTGATAGAGGACCTGATAAGTCTATTGTAGCTAAGGGCATTCTCAGAAATGTCGGTAAATACACTAGAGAAGAGACTGACTATTATTTCCCCAACTACCCTTATAACGACCTAAGACCAGATCCTTTCCTTCTTGATAAAAGTAACGCATATACAGCAAATACTGATGTTGCTGATTCTATAAATGGTATTTGTAGAAACTACACCATCACTGCATATGAGAACGGTATAGTTGTAGAATATATTGATTGCTACATAAATGAGATAGAGACAACAGATGTTCTAAATGTTGGAGATTCTGTTTCTGTTTGTTCTCTCATAGAACCGAGAGTTAGAACAGGAGATGCAAAAAAGGTATGCATCATCTCCAATACATATAAGATATACAAGGTTATCACACGTTTACCAACTGTTGGTAGAGATTTTCTATACATACCTCCAACAAATGGGATTATGCCTTGGGGATCTCCTGCCCCAGCACCATACACCAACTGGTGTGATTTCTGTCAGAACAATCCAACAAATGTAGCTTGTAAAGATAGAGATGGTAATTTTCCAAGAGCACTGAATGAGGTGGTTCTTGCAACAACTGGTCCTGGAACATTTATTGTTTGGTCTCTGATCAAACCTTATTTTATTAATGGTACAAATAGTGGATATGAAATAGAAGAGGTTGATTCTGTAGGATTTGGTATTTGTAATCCTGCTCAACTCAATCCTTTTGTTGATAATGATTTGAAATACAGACAGATATTCAACTCTCCTGAGACATCCTTCGGACAACCGTTCCTTGGAGATGTTCTTAGACTAGAGAATGTAATATTTGGTGCTGGTATTGCACACTTCACTAAGGTGAGAAACAATGCTCTTTACAGATTGATAAGTAAAGAGGCACAGCTAGATGCTCTTGGTTCTGCTTCTAGTATTGCAAGCATTACAACACCAACAGATGTTTCTGTATTATTTTCTGCATACCAGGCTTACTTAACCATATATGCAAACGCTATTGTTAGAAGAAACTATGCGTATTCTTTCAACTCGATAGCTAGCTATGATTACAGTGCACCTATTGCTAACAACTTGGGAATCAAGCAAAGACCTCTTGATATTGCTCAATACCTGATTCCTGGTGTACAAAGTGTTGGAAGTGGCGAAGATCCTATCAACAACTTCCAAAGAGAGTCTTCTGTATATCTAAAGACTTCTGAGAGAAACATCACTACTACAAAGAGCTACGGTGTATACGAGCTATGTAAAACTGGTGGGTTTGTTCCATCTTTAGTATATTACACTGATATTATTACAGGAATTGGAACATTTGTAACAATTGCTTCTGTTGGGTGTGTTACAGTGAACTCTTTCACTACACCTGTAGCTGTTGCAAATATCTCTAATACAACAATTGCATTAACTAGTTCATCTACATTATCTTTCACAGGGCCTATAGATCCCCTTCTTTTCCCAAGCGATACGCCAAGCTTGTCTGGAACAGGACTGGTTGACAACTCTAGATTTGCTCTTGGGGATGGATCAAATCCTGCTGCAGATTGTAATGCTCCTGGAAAGAATGTTCCAATAAATGTTGTATCTTATTACGCTTCTATCAAGAACCTTTCTGTAGGTCAGTATGGACAGATCTACTCATACAACACAATTGATACAGGGTTCCAAAGAGATATCACTCCTGTAACTGCCACAACATATGAAACTATATTTGGTGGAGATACATTCATCAGCAAGTTTGCATTCAAGACCAAGCTCCCATTCTTCTTTGACAATCGTGTAGGTGCTCCTGATGATAGTGACATTTTCTACGATGAGATTGGTAATGTAGCCTATCCAAAGTATTGGTTCTCAGCAAGATCTGTTCTTAGTAATGTTGAGGCTGCTGGTGTTATATTGAAAAACTTCATATCATTCAAGGCTCACAACCTTGATTGTCCTAATTCTCAGACTCCTGAAGATGCTCCTGGAAGAACTTATTACGATGGGAAGATGTACCTTTTTGCTTATGGTATTCCATACTTCTATTGTGAGTCTTCTTATAATGTGGATTTGCGTCAAGCGTTTAATACAGAAGAAGGGGACTTCTGGCCGCATGTAAGTAATAGTATTCCTGATGATTGGGTGCAAGAGTCTAATGTGTCTATTGCTAATGACAACACCTACTATTATAATGTAACTTATTCTAAGCAGAATAAGGAGAATGTGTTCACGCATCTGCCTAATGACTGGAGTAACATCTGTTACACAAACTATCCTTTCAGAGCAATCTATTCTGATACACAAGAGACAGATCCAGACAACAGAGCTAATAACTGGTTGATTTACAAACCATTATCTTATTTTGACTTTCCTCAGAACTTTGGAAAGCTGGTAAGTCTTGATGGTATTCAGAACAAGGCTGTGTTGGCTAGATTTGAGAACAAGAGCTTGCTGTATAACACCATGCTCACTATCAATACAAGCAATCCACAAGCTGCATATCTGGGTAATGATCTTCTATTTAGATCTTCCCCTCCTGTTGACTTTGCAGAAACTGATCTTGGATATGTAGGATGTCAGCACAAGATGCTTCTGAAAATCCCTCAGGGACAAGTGACGGTTGATGCTAAAAGAGGACAGATATTTTTGATTAGTGGAAACGAAGCGGTTGATATGTCTGCTTTTGGATCTGGAATGAACAGGTTCTTTACAGACCATCTGGCTTTTGAAATCCTGAGATATTTCCCTAATGTAAATGTAGATAACCACTTTGATGGATTAGGACTACATGGTGTGTACGACTCTAAGTATGACAGAGTGATCATCACCAAGCTTGACTATACACCAAAGAGAACAGATATTAAGTATGATCCTATAACACAGGAGTTCTACATTGATAATGTGTACCCACAAAACTCAACTAGCACTACATCTTCTTCTACAAGTAGCACTAGTACAACATCTATTCCTGGAACAACTTCTACAACAACCACTGTACCTCCAATTGTCACTCGTGAGGTGGTTTATCTGACAGATGAGGCATATTTCTGTAACAGAAGCTGGACCCTTTCATTCAACTTCAACACCAAGAGTTGGATTAGTTTCCATAGCTACATTCCTAACTGGTATATTGCTGAAAACAACTTCTTCTATTCTGGATTGAACGATTGTTGTACAACACTTGAAGCACTTGTTGGTGAGCCTGGTTCTACTACCACCACTACAACAACAACAGCATTTGTGTGTACATGTAACACTTATGAGGTGAGCAACTTCACAGGGTTTACACAGCAATACGACTTCTATGATTGCAACAATGTGTTACATCCTGCAGTGACCATCCTGGATGATGAAACCCAGCAGGTGTGTGTATGTAATGATAGAATTTATTACGCTGACAGAGCATTGATTGTTAACCTGATTGCGGGTACATGTATCACCACCACAACTTCCACAACCACAACTGCTTATACAGGATGTGACCTAGTTGGAACAGCTTGTGAGGAAATCACTACCACTACAACAACAAGTAGCACATCAAGCACCACCACAACTACTACCACGATTGCTTGTGAGTGTCATGATGCTGAGATAACAGATGATGCTGGATATTTCTACTTCGATTGTAATGGAAACTATATAGCAGGTGGCGGGGCTTCTGGAGCTGTTGTTTGCTTCAATATCTATCAGCCATACAGTGCAAATCTTCTGGATCTTGGTATTTCTGGAACTTGCCTGTGCCCTGGACAAACAACCACTACAACAACTACTAGTACAAGCACTACGACTACCACCACAACAGCTTTTGGTACAAACTGTACAACGTACCAGATTCAGCCTGTTGAGTCTATAAGCATTGAGTGGGAGGATTGTGGAACAGGAACACCGCTTTCTGGAACTTATGTAAGCACTCAAAACATATGTGCTAACACTGGAACTCTTGGAATCACTGGTGGAACTGGTATCATCACTGTAATGGGTCCTTGTTAAACGATAATTAGATGTCTAAAACAATAATCATAAAGCTTACAAAAGCCTCCCCTAGAGTGGGACCTTTCACCATCACTGATGATCGTGGGAATGTTCTTGCTACGGGTGTCACTTTGCAAGAGCTTATTGATGGGGTGGTTTATACAGTGGACGATGCTGTTAATGTGATTACTATTCAGTCTACAGGAAAATGCAAAACTAGTAGGTCATTTTCTGTAAATGTATTTATTTCACCCAACCAAATAACCAACTCAACATTCACCATATCTAGAAATGCGTGTCTGTGGAGACATCTGACCAACCCAGAAATATACAATTACTATTACGGAAATATTGAACCTTACATTATAGAATATCCGTTTGCTTATCAATATAACGATGAGATTCTTCAGAATGTAAAGGACTATACAAAGGCTTACAAATACTTTGCATCCACCACTGGTGTGTGGAATGATAATGCTAGAATTGAAACAGACGATAGATGGTTCAACAAGGCTGTTCTGTACAATGGTCAGCAATCTACAGGTGTACTTGAGCTGGTTCCCAAACCTCTCAACAACCTGAGTAAATACCTGACCTATCCTATTTACAACACTGAAAGTAAGACTATCACCTACACCAAGAGTGATAATTTCTATCAGTATAACACATTCTGGTCTTTGGTTAAGAGCAAGTCAGAACCTCTGTTTCTAACCACCTGTGAATCTCTGTCTATAGACAAGATTGTAAACCAGGCTAATATGGATTATGGCAAGAGATCCTTTAAAAAAGAACCTCTGAGAGCCAAAGAATTGAAGGTGAGGCACATCCTTGACAATCGTTTTGATGCTCATCTTGTCAGCCAGTTTATTGTTACCCCTGCCCAGGTCAGCTATAAATAAAAGATTATGGAAATTTGGAAATCTATACCAAGTCTTAATAACTTATACGAAGCAAGTAATCTTGGTAGGATTAGATCTGCTAGTGGAAGGAATAAAGGTAAAGTTCTAAGAGAGTATATTAAGTGTCCTTCTAATATTAATTACAATTTAGTAGAAGTACACATAGATGGTAAAAAATGGGCAAAGAAAGTACATAGACTTGTGGCTGAAGTATTTTGTGAAAACCTTCAAGATCACCCAATTGTAATGCATTTAGATAATGATAGAAGAAACAACAAAGCAGATAACTTACAATGGGGTACTTTGAAAATGAATTCTCAACAAATGATTAGAGAAGGAAGAGGAAACAAGTCAAAGGGTAGTTCTCATTATTTTTCAAAACTTACTGAAGATCAAGTAGTTGAAATAAGAAAAAAGTATATACCTAGAAAATATACATTGCAACAATTGGCTAAAGAATATAATGTAAGTTTTGCATTAATTGGACACGTTATAAAAAATAGAAACTGGAAACACGTAACTGTATAAATAATGGCAAAGAAACTCACCAAGGCTAAAGCTAGAGAAATTCTGCACGATAAGGAAGTGCACGGACAGCCTCTTACAGATAAGCAAAGGAGATTCTTTGGTGCTATTGCTGGAGGTGCTGAACCCTACAAGGCTGAGAATGGTATTGAGGGAACAATGGGAGGACTCACAGACAAAGGATTTAATTTCAATCCTGCATGGGGTGGGGCTTGGAAGAATGGTGGTGAGCTATTACATGCTCAAAAAGGAGAAAAAGTATGTCCTCCAGGATTTGTAAATATTGATGGTAAATGCTTTGATAGAGGAAGTAAAGAGTATAAAGATCTTTATGAAGAAGGAATAGGATATTTAGATAAAACAGGGACTCTTGTTTCTTCTAAAATGGAACTTCCTGAGGTGGTGGTAAAACCAGAATCAGTTTTAAATTTTTTAGACAAAACAATTGGCACTACTGGCGGAAGTTCAGCAAGATATGCATTTGATCAACTTGGTAAACAATATGGATTTCCTGAAGTAAAGTCACAAAAAGAATACAAAAAGAACAATCCACTAAGTTTTTTTTCTTTACCTAAAGCAAAAGGACACTACTGGGACAATACAATTTATGCTGATGATATTAAAAACTATCTGGCAGAGTTAGCTCATCATAATATGTTTAAGGAAAAAGGTAGAGTTAATCAAATTGGAAGATGGATAGGAAATGACTTAATTGATTATGTTACAGGAAATGACCCTTATAAAACAGAAGGAGATATAGAGTATGAAGCTCATAAAATAGTTGAACCGAAACTAAAAGAAGAATACATAAAACATAGAAACAAATATCTTTTAGATAAATATGGAATTTATGGTAGTTCTGGCATTGGTATTTATAAACAAGGTGGATGGCTAGATAAGTATCAAGATGGTGGGAAATCTAATCAGGCTAGTGAAACAGAAATGATTCTGCCAGAAGTAGTTGTATCAAATAAAGAAAAGGTTTTAAGACATACTCCTAGTGCATCAGGTAATTATCAACTTACTAAAACAGTGACACCTTTTAAAACTAATAGACAAATAAGAAAAGGTGTTGAAGCTCCTCTTTATCCTAATGAGGTGAACTTTATTTCTAATTATGCTGGTGCTATAGGTAGTGTAGGTAGTGTTGATAGTTTACCATCAGCTGTTCCTTTTGAAGGTGAAAAACATTGGAATATTGATAGATTTATAATGGACCCTGCTTTTAGTGAAGAATACCCTAATCTTAGAAGTGGTCAATCTAAAAAAGGTCTTAAGAAAAATGTTCTAGCTGACATGTATAAATATTACATGTTACAAGGTCAGGATAAAGATGATGCATTTAGAAGTGCTAAACAGTTTATGAGACAAGAAATAAATCCTAGACTGAACAGCAAATATTTCAAGGAAGCTTCTAGACTGACAGGTGTTCACAATCAACCTATTACAGAATTTGCTAATCAAAATCCATTTATAGACTTAAGAAATATAAATGAAGATGAGTCTCTTAGGTCAAATCCTTTTTATAAAGAATACTTTGAGAATCCTATTACAGAAAGAGAGATGAAACAGATATCTAAGTCCTATTTAAAGAACTTTAAGAAAATGTCTGGTAAGGAATCTAGAAAAAAGGTTAAGGAATGGATCAAAGAAGCGAATGCTCCAGAAGTTCGTTTTCAGCCTTCTGGTATTTCAATGGGTCAAGAAGACTATAGAGATGGCGGTAACTTAATGCCTCCTATGGCTGGTGCTGATCAGACTGTTCCTATGTACGCCATGGGAGGAAGTCTTCCTGGTTCTGTAGGATTCATGTATGCAAGAACAGCTGGAGCTGCTCCTTCAGAAGGTCCTTATGCTAAGAAAACTCTTCCTAGTGCTCAGAATGGAGCAGAAATGGCTTTCTATCAACAAGGGCTAGATTGGAAACCTAAGACTATTAGTAGGAACGGAGGATGGTTGGATAAGTTTGATGATGAGGTTCCTCAGGCTCAGACAGGATTTCTTACACAAAGATATTCCACTGGTCCTATGATGGGAGATTTGGCTACACAATCTGGAGTTCCTACACAGGGAGAGGTTGCTCGTCAGGATCAGCTTAGAAAAGAAGTAGAAGCTGCAAAACAGAAACAGGCTGCTAGGGCGCGTTACGAAGCTATGCCTAAAATAGGTCCTGCTAAACAACGTAATTATAGTGAACAAGTTCAGGCTGATGAGAGAAGAAGAAGATTAAATAAAGAATATATTGCTGACAAACCTCATTTAAGATTAGATAGTAAAGGAAATATCATTAATACAAATCCTGAACTTACCTTAGAAGGTCAATCAATACCATATACATCAGCTGCTAAAGCTGAAAAGTTTGCTAGGAGTTGGGAGACACCATTAGCTGTTGAAGGAGCTCTTAGCCTTGCTCCATTAGTTGGTAGAGGTGCTGTTGCAGCTAGTGAATATCTCACAACACAAACTCCTCTTAGAAATGCATACAAAATAAATCCTTGGGCATTTAAACCAAAGTCTACATTAAATTATAGACAAGTAGGTGAAAAAGCGTTTGAAGACTTAGAAAGAACAGGACTTGTAAGAGGTGCTGGTGAAAACATTATTACTGATCCTAATAAAAATTTACAACAAGTTCTTGATTACTATTCTGCTATTGAAAAAGGAACACCAAATATGTCTGGGGCTATGAATATAAAAGCCCCTTATTTTCAAAGAGGTAATTTATTTTATGATGTAAATTCTCCAGAAGCTAAATACTTGATAGAAACAACACAGAGTGGTACAGGAGTGTTTTCACCAGCCCAATCTGGATTTGTATTTAAGGGTGAGGGATTTTATCCATCAAATGCTCCTGGAGGAATTGGTGTTTTAAATCCTTCAGTATTTGATAGAGAACTTGCAAACTTTAATATTTATAAAAGAGATTGGTTAAGAGGGTATAAGCCTGTAAAATTTTCTAAACCTATATCAACAACATCTGTAGTTAGGGGTCCTATTCCACCACCATATCCTGGAAATGTAATTAATGTTGGAGCATTAGGAAGAAATGTTGTTGGAGAAGAACTTCCTGAACGTCTTAAACCAATTTTAATGGATGAAACAGGAGTTATAAGTATGGAAGATGCACTTATTAAACGTCTTCCTCCACCAGTACCAACAGCTGAAGAGTTAGCCTTATCTCAAAGACTTAAGGATAGAAACAGACGTGTTATAGAAGCACTTAAAAATAGAAAACAAAAGAAAGAAGAAGGCGGTGAGATTGTGAAAGATAATGAGGGCTATTGGAATCCTCAGAACTGGGGAAAGCCTGTTGAAATTAGCTCTAACAAAATCACCATGGAAGGGGTGTTAGAACCCTTGCTTGGAGTGTCTGATACAGGAGATACTAAAATGATGTATCCTGGTAAGAACTATACATTTGATGGAACCAAGGTGGTGGAATATCCAAGAGAACATTTTAGAGCAGAGGATGGCAAAAGTGTAAATAGAGCTGACGAGTATCCCTTGGAAAAACTAGACAACTTACTTAATTTTACCAACTATAATAAACCAAAAGCCAAGTCTGGTAAATGGCTTGAAAAATACAAATAATATGAAAGCACAAATGCTCAAAATCGCTGGTGTTAAGTCTGAGAAGGAATTCTACAAGAAGTTCCCTGATGAAGCATCATTTATGAAAGCTCATGGTAAAGAATTTAAAAAAGCCATGCGTGAAAATAAGGTGGATAAAGCTCAGGTAGGTACAAGAACTCTTCCTAGTGGAAGAGAGATGAGTCAACAGTTGATGACTGACTTTCCCCTTGCCCAAGCTCCTGACATCGATGCAATGATGAAACCTGTTAATGTTCCAGGTTCTGCGTTGAAAAGTAAGTCTGCTGTAGGTGGTGCCAAGGGTGTAGGTGCTACTTCATACATAGAGCCTGCATTGGATGTTATTCAAGGAGCATCAATGATTAAGGGTCAGAGACAAGCTGTTAGAAAAGCTAGACAAAATAAGGAGCTGACAGGTGTACAAGCTCAGGCTGCAGAGTCTGTTCCTGTACAACCCATTAATCGTCAATACATTAGACCCGAAGATGTTGTATATCAACCAGAACAAATGTTCCCTTCTTATGGTGTAGGAACAAATGTACTTGCTGAAGATGGTGCTGTAATCAATCAGATTGGTGGTAACCCCACAGAGATCATGAACACCTTTGCTCCCAACACCATCTACTCAGATATGGGATATGAGCCCCTGAGTGATAGCAGTAAGGTGAAGCAGTTCAAAGCTGGAGGTGGTTTGAAAGCAGCACTTAATGATGGGAACTTTGGTCAATTTATGGGTGGTGGCGGAGGAGATTTTCTTCAAACAATTGGTGGTGCTATTACTGGTGAGCCCGATGCTGGTTCAAAGATTGGTGGAGGAATTGGTCAGGCTGCTGGTATGGCTATTGGAGGTCCTGTTGGTGGAATGATTGGAAAGTTTGCAGGAACCTTGATTGGTGACATGGTTGATACAAGTGAGAAACAGATCAGAGAATATAACAAACAGTCTTCCGAAAATATGGGCAGAATCGCAGCTTCGCAAGCTGGTGTTCAGTTTCAAGATATGTTTGGTTTAAGACGTGGTGGTTTTGTTCCAAAAGCTCAAAATGGCAACCCTGCTCCACAAGGCGTGTGTTCTGTATTCGGTGTTCCTGTTATGGGACCAGGTAAAGGAAGCAGTGAGGTTGTTGTTCCTGGTGTAAGACCAGAAGAAGTGTATAATAAGTATTATGCAGCAACTACAAAAGAACAAAAGAAAAAATTAGAACCAATTTATAAAACGTTAGTAAGCGAAGGAAAAATTCCATCTACATTAAATTTTGCTGATTATATTGCTGCACAAAATGAAGCTGATGCTATAAATGATTTCTTTACTAAAGATTATTGGTCAGAAAAATTCTTTGATCCTGCCAACCCTACTGTTCCAAAAGCTGATCTTGTGTCACAGGTTCCAACTCGTGTTCAGTTTTATAGAGCAATGGTTCCTAATATAGGAAGAAAAGAAGCAGGTAGAAGAAATTTAGAAGCGTTGGACATATTAAACTTGATGCCTGTAGAAGAAAGAAAAGCGTTAATAGGAAGAGGATATCGAGCTCCTCAACAAGAGAACGGAGGACAAACCTCTGAGTATGAATGGGTTAGTCATACATGGCAGCCCCAGAAGATTGCTTTCTTTGGAGAGCATAAACTGACTGATTTGCTCAGACCACCAAAAGATGCAGACATGCTTAGAGCTGGTGGAGAGATTAGAAATCTCAGAGACAACTTCATTAGTGAGGATGAGAAGCTTCTCACAAACATGGCTCTTGGTGGACAACTTGAAACCACATGGGGTGGATATGCTGAGCCTATTTCTCATAATCCCTACATGCCCTCTACAGGACAAACAGTTATGTTCAGAGGTCAGTCTCATGATGAGAGTGATGGAAAAGGACGCACAGGTATTGGTGTAAAATATGGTGCCCCTGATTCTTACACAGACTATGCTGAATACGGAACAAAGACTGATGCTGATGTAGAGGTGGAAAGAAATGAGCCTGCTGTAGAGCTTCCTAATGGGGATGGTGAGAACAGCATGGTAGTATATGGTAACCTGAAGATCCCTAATCAGTTCTTGAGTGAGATTGGTGATCCTAAAGCTAAGGGTAAGAAGTTCAAAACCTATGTAAAAGATCTTGCTAAGAAAGAACAAAGACAAAACAAGATTATCGACAAAAGCTCTGAAAAGCTGGATAACCTAGATCCTAACTCACCATTTGACATGCTGAAGTTCAACTCTTTAGCTGCAAATATTAAAGGTGCAAACATGAAGCTTAAGCAATACGCTGATTTCAAAACAAACGCAGCTGCTGTTCAGAACGCAATTAATGACACAGCTGAAGAGATGGGACTCAATGCTGATAGTCTGGCTAAGGGTAAGGTGATGCAAGCCAAGAGAGGAGCTAATGTTCCTAAGGCTCAGGTTGGAAGAAGACTGACAAGACTTGAAGCATTGGGATATGTTCCTAAAGGTCAAGCGCAAGATCCTACTACTAAGCTCTTTGGAGGTGTAACAATTCAGGATGTTGAAGCTCTGAAGAGGAGAAATCCTTGGTATGACTGGGCTGGTTTTGATCCTTCTAGCGATGCTGACGTTAGAGCTTTCCAGAAAGCATATAACAGAGAGGCAAAGAAACTTGGCGTAAAAAGTGACATACAGGTGGATGGTGATCTTGGTCAACAGACAGTTAGTGCCAAAGCGTTGTATGATGAGGATAAATTAGGACCTTTGGATTTGGGTAAGGCATACAAAGGATTCCCTGAACTTAAGCCTGTAGTTCCAAGACTTACAGGTCCTGCTCCAAATATTCTGAAAACTGTCACTCCTCCTGTTAAGAAAAACGACACTGCATTGATTAACAGCTTGTTAGGTCAAGCTATGCAATATCTCAGACCAACTGACATAGAGCAACTTGATCCAAACCAGCTGATTGGTGAGATGTTTGCTTTGTCTCAAAATCAGGTGGAACCCGTATGGGCTCAGAAACTCCAGCCTAGACTTGCCACCCCTATTGACATTTCTCTCCAAGATATTCTGAACGAGAACAGAGCTACTCTAAGAAGACAACAGCAAATGGTTGGATACAATCCTGCTGCTCAGTCTGCCTTTGCTGCTCAAGAATATGGAGCAAATCAGAGAGTGTTGGGTGAGCAATTCAGACTGAATCAGGCTGAGAAACAGCGTGTGTATGAGCAGAACAGAAATCTTCTCAACCAGTATGATTTGACTAATCTGGGTATTCTGGATAAGCAATACGAAAGACAAGCTAAGGCAGAGTCTATCACTGATGCTACCAAACTAGCTGCTCTTAATTCTATGGCTAGCAAAATTGCTCAGAACAAGTTGGATAACAGAACCTTACAAGTTTATGAGAACTTGTATAACTACCGCTACGATCCTAACTTCAGAGCTCAGAACTTCCAGCTTGCTCAGTTTTCTATCCCTACAGTGGGATCAACATCCACTAGCTCTTCTAAAACTGCAAAGAGTGGAAAGAAGGTTGAGGAAAGAAATAGCTCCATCGTAAAGGCTCTCAAGAACATCTAACTGATTCAATTATAGCAAATTACCAAAATCTATTATCGCTCTTGGTAGTTTTAATTTTTACATTTACATTTGCTAACTTAATCTCCCATGGCTTCATTTACCGATCAAATACCGCAATTTAACCCCTACATCCAGCAGCTTCCCATAGAAGCTATGGTGAAGGTGGGTATGGAAAAGCAGAGACGCTATGATGAGGGTGTGCAAAAGATCCAGACTAGCATAGATAATGTTGCTGGTTTAGATGTTTCAAAACCTCTTCATAAGCAATATTTGCAGTCCAAACTCAACGAGCTGGGAAATAATCTGAGAACGGTTGCTGCTGGTGACTTCTCTAACTTCCAACTAGTTAATTCTGTGGGAGGCATGGTGAATCAGGTTACCAAAGATCCTGTTATTCAAAACGCCATATCTTCTACAAAATGGCTGAGAGATCAACAAGCTATTCAGACAAAGGCTAAACAAGAAGGAAAATCTTCTGTCCAGAACGATGATGATTTTGAACAGAAGGTGAACTCTTGGATAAACGATGGTGATGTAAATAGTGTGTTTAGAGGGGACTTTGTCCAGTATAGAAATATGGATGAGAAGCTCAGAAAGGTGTATGAAAAGCTAAAAGAAGAAAAGAATTCTGCAGATATTCCTTGGAAAACAGATGATAGAGGTAACGTTCTTTTTTTCAAAAAGGATTCTAATGGAAGAGTGGTGAGTGCTTCTACTGACCCATCCAGTGGAGGTGAGAAGGAACTTGACATATCAATGAGGCGAATCAAAACATCTGGTATAACAGCTCAGAGGATTTTGAATAACTTCATGAGTAGTCTTACAGAAGATGACAAGCGTCAGTTAATGATTGATGCAAAGTATCATTATAAAGGGATGACAAAAGACACACTCAAGTCTGACCTTTACACTGCTGTAAACAACCAGAAAAAAATACTACATGATAGTATTGTAGAAATGGCTGTTGAGCTTCAGAACAATGATAAGCTCACTCCTCAAGAAAGAGCTCAGTATGAAGCTGCTATAGTTGATGGAAATGCTAAACTTAGTGATGGTACATTTGAAAGAATGTATGCTCAAGGGTCGTCTAGCATAGATGGGATTGGTAATATTGAAGAATACAAGTATAAAGTTTACACAGAGAAAACTCTTACAAATCTAGCCCAAGATTTACAAATACTCAATCGCGAAGAGCAAATTGTAAACAATCCTATCTACCAAGCTCTCTTTAATCAGAAGAAATTTGAATTTCAGGTTAAGAGTACAGAAGCTAGACTTAACATGCAAGCTAAAGGATTGGCTCTTCGTGAAAGAGCTCAGATGCTTGCTGAAGAAAAATGGATGGTTGAGTTAGGAGAAAAAAGAAAGAAGCAACAAAAAGAAGAGGAAAAAGATAACCCTATGACATATGATATCATAGGAGATGCTAGTATGTTTCGAGTTAACTCAGAAACACTTAAATCAGATGCAAGAAGCGAAATGCTTCTTAATGTTGGGAAACTAGATAATGACTACGGTAATAGACTCTATCCTAATTTAAAAGGAAATCAAAGAAAGTCTGCTCTTGAGAAACTCTATTTTGACTATCTTGAGAACCCAACAAAGCTCACTAATAGTGATGCTCTTGAATATATCAAAAAGAGAAAAGCAGCAGAGACACAATATGACGATGCTTCCAAACTTGGAACATCCGCTTCAAAGTATGCAGATGAAGAGCTTGCTAAACTTGGAACTATTTCTAGAGAGGAGGCTGATAAAAAACGTGGTGAGTTTGAAGCTGATTACATCTCTAAAAGACTTGCTAGAGAAACTGGTGGTGTCTATGCAGGGCTTGATCCTGAAGGAGAATATACAGAAAAAGAACTAAGATCAATTATTGGAAATAAACTTGGACAGCTTAGATCTGGTGAAAAGTTAGGCACAGGAGCTGTTGCTTCTGAAGATGGTTTGACAGCTATGTTCACAAATATTAAAAAGACTGCCCCTGTTTTAAGCAGAAATCCAGATGGATCTGGGTCCCTTTCAATTAGTATTGTTTCTGGAGAAGGTTCCAAGAAAACAACTATAAAACAAGTTATACCACTTTCTGCTCAAGAAATGTTTATGCACTTCCCCAGATTTGCACCAAAAAGTGCGTTTGGTGAAATGAAGAAGAGTTCATTCTATTCAGGAACAACAAATTCATTTGGAGATAGAAATGCTGGTGGTGCTCGTATTTTTGGATTTGATATTCCAGGATTGAGTGGAACAAATTTTGAAACAACAACAAGACTTGATGTAGAAGGGCACAAAGATAATACTGGTGGTGCGTTTGATACATATAAATTAATAATGTACAGTCTTCATAACGGTGCTTGGAAACCAGGAGAAGTTACCAATTATGTCGGTGAAAATGAAATCCTTAGATTTATAAGACAGATCGGTCCTGGTACTGTAAAAGCATTTAATCAAAAAAATTAATAAGGCATGCCTCTTTTTGATGAAGAATTGCTGAATAATCTTCGCAAGCCTGGAAACCTTCCGAGCTTAAACTCGTATGCAAGTTCCCCATATTCTGGGAACTATGAATACAGTTTTACCCCTCCTAGTGTTCCTTCCATGTTTGGAGGTTATGCTGATCGCTCGCAAAAAGAGGGAGGCATCACCTTAGAGGAAATGAAAAAAGCTACGCCAACATTCAATTTTGGATTTGGTGCTGCTCCTCGTTTTGTCTCACAGCAAGAATTAAATGAAGCTGCTAACAGATATGGTTTTTTTAAAAGAGGTGTTGATTTAGAAGATATTGCTGCACAAAGACAATCCCCACTTTCAAGATTTGCAAATGGTATTATAAAAGGACTTGGAACAGCAGGAGGTACGTTCATTTCTGGATTTGGAACAATTCCACATGCAATTGATGCTTTTAGAAAGGGTTCCAACTTCATGGATGAAATCTCATCTCAATATGATTGGCAAAAAGATATTAGCGAAAACATTAAGCAATTTGAAGATCTTCTTCCTAACTATGTTGATAAATGGGAACGTGACCATCCTTTTGGTGGAGTGATTCCTTTTACAAGAGGATCTGCTAACTTCTGGGGAGATGGTGTATTCAAGAACCTGGGATATGGTGTTGGTGCTATTACCAATGCTCTTGTAACAGATGCAGCTCTTGTTGCAACTGGTCAAGGTCTTGCTGCTGCTCCTCTTATTGGAGCACAATTAACTAAGCTCGGAGCTGGTGTAACAAGCATGCTTGGTAGAGCTTCTGTACATTTAGGTAAGTTGGCAGCAGGCACAACAAAAATGGATGAAGCTCTTGCTGTAGCTAGACAAGCTGGTGGTACAGCTGAACAACTGGCAACTGTAAGAGGACTTGCTTATGCTGCTGCAGGAACAAAAATTACTAGCGGATCAAGGTGGATGCTTGGTGTATTTAACTCAGCCCAAGCAGAAGCTACGATGGAAGCTGCTGATGGAGAACTTACAATTACTAATCATTTAATTGATCAATATAAAAGACAACATAACGGTGATGCGCCTGTTGGTGCTGATTTAGAGGAGATTAAAAGAATAGCTGGTGATGCTAGGAATGTAAGATATGGCATCAATATGGCACTTCTTGTTCCTTCTAACGCTTTTCAGTTTGGAAGTTTATTCAAAGGATTTTTTGCTCCTGCTGCTACAAGAGCATTAGCAAAAGGTGTTGCCACTGATGTTGGTAAGGTGAAGCTTGCTCAAGGATCTTTGGATGTATTTGAAAAGCAAGCTGTAACAGGACTTGCTCCAAAAGCTTGGAATTTTGTAAAGCCCACTCTGAAGAACATGTTTGCTGAAGGTGTTTATGAAGAGGGTGGACAGTTTGCTGCTGAGAAGGGTACGTTTGATTATTACACTAGAAAATATAAAAATCTCAAGGAGAACGGCAATCTTGAAAACTGGAGAACTGTTAATGAGATTATGACCTCTGGTATTGAGGGAATTGCAGAGCAGTTCACTAGCACAGAAGGTTTGAAGAGTATGCTTATTGGTTCCATCTCTGCTGTTATTCAGGGGGGTGTGGCTAATAAGATTCAAACAAAGATGGGTGCTCCCACAGAAGATCAGCGTTTGCAGAGTGCAATCAATATACTTAATAGATATGGATTGACAGGAATGTTGCAGAATCAGTATTCTGATACATTAAATGCTGCTGGTATTGCTAAAGAGATGGATGAGGCTGTAGCTTCTGGTAATGTGTTCAAATACAAGAACTTGAAGAACGACATGTTCTTCAACTTGGTTAACTCTCGTGCAATCAATGGGTTGCATGATGTTACCGTTGAACAGCTGAAGATGTTGAAAGATCTGGATGAGACTGAGTTCCAGAAGACCTTTGGAATGGACTTGAATGAAACAAACCAGAAGACTGTTGCTGGTTATGTTGATGCGTTGATTGACAAGGCTAATCAGATGAACAAGTCAATCACCGCTATTAATGATACATTCAAGAATCCTTATACAAGATATGATGATCCTCAAACTCAAGAAGAAGTCCTTCAGACATTCAGACACGATACAGTAAATGAATGGAAGACTAACCTAGCCTACTATTCCGCAACAATTGATGATGTTAATGGTAGACTAAACAACATTGCTACTAGTGTATCAGAAATCAGTCCTCTGGTTGATACTAGTGTTCTCTCTACACTCACTAATCCTGAGAAGGTAAATGAGCTTGCTGAAACATATGAGGAACAAGCTATTCAGCTGAAAAAGACTATCAATGAATTCACTTCTCCTGAGGATAGAAAAAGAATAAACAATCAGGTGAAGGCTCTGCGTACAGCAGCTGAGAAGATTAAGATGGCTGCTGCTAACAAAGACATGACTCTTGATACCTTTGGTAAGCTTCTTAATTTTGAACTTTCTGGAAGAGAAAACTTAGATGCTGCTATTGTTCCCACTGATAAAAGATTTGATCTTTATAAGTATGGCTTTGATATCAATGCTTTAGAAACTCGTAGACAACAGGGACTTGAATCATTTGATAAGCTTGCTTCTGAAGAAGGATTTAATAAATTCTTTGAACAAGCTGAGGAGATTAGAGATGAGGAATATGACTCTACAGAGGAAGAAGAAGCTGAAGAGTCTGAGGTTACCACTCCTGAAGTTAAAGCAGCTGAGTTTAAAAACAAAGCTGGTGAAACAGAACTTCCTGAGGCAGATAGAGAGTATTCTATTGCTCAGTTGAACAAAGCTAAGATTGAGAAGATTGCTGATGATAGATATCAAGTGACCTCTCCTACAGGAGAACTATCGTTCTATGAAACAAAAGCAGAGGCTGATGCAGCTGCTGATGTTATGAATGAGGAGCTCGAAGGATTGGAAAAGATTAAGGTGCTTGGTGTTAATGAAGATGGTACAATTAAGGTGGAGGATGCCACTGGTAATATCCAGAACATCGATCCTAGATTGATGACAGGATATGAGAGAATCGAGACAGCCTCTGAGAAGATTGAAAAGAACAAAGAGCAGATTGAGAAAGAACAAGCTGCCACTGAACTGAATTCTGGAAATGTGGCATCTGTTCCTGCAGAGGAAGGTGCTGTTATATCTGAAGGAAAGCTGAAAGATTACAGACAGCTTTTCATATCTGGAATTACAGAGTCTGAGGATTACAATGATCCTACACAGTCTGCTCCTCATGTTAAGCGTTCTAGAGAGTTCCTGAATAATGCTAAGAACTTCAAAAATAGAAACAAGCTTGCTACTATTCTTGTAACTCCTAACCAAGAGGTGACTCTTGGCTTGAGTGGTCTCATGGAGCTGTCCTATGGAACAAATGATAAGTCTGGTGCTACAGATGTTGAAAATGGATTTGTAGCTCAGGTGTTTGTTGAGCAAGATGGCGGAAAGCTCTACTTTGTAGATAAAGATGGTAAGCGTGTTGGTGAGGTTGGTAAACCTGTTGATATTCAACAAGTTGTATTCCAAACCATGCCCACTACAGATCTATTCTATAGAACAAAAGATAAGAACGAAAAACCTAAACCTAGATATAGAGAAAATCAAAAAGCTGAAGCTGAAGCTGCTTCAAAAGCTTGGGGAATGAAAAGAGCTGAGCTGTTTGCTGCTCCAGCATTCCCTGTAAAGGCATATCAATTCACCATATCCAGAGGGGTTAGACGTGAGAATAAGGTGGATGGTAAATATGAAAGAAATCCTGTAGGAGGAATATTGATTCCTGAGGATAGGATTGCAACCACACAGGGTCTTCTCAAGATCTCTGAAGGAACTGTTTCACACAATGGTGTCTCTATTACAATCCCTAAGGGTCTCACCGTATTACAATATGGTGATACACTGGATATTATAAACAATAATAAGTTTGGAAGAAAGAAGGCTAAGGCTATCTATGAGGTGCTGAAAGCTTTTGCTGAGGATATTAGAAAGCAATCTGAGGCTGGTAAGTCTATTAAGTTCAATAGAAACTATACCACCTTCCTAGAGAATGTTCTGTATTGGAGAAAGACTCCTGATACAAAGGGTAATCAAATTTATGTTGATGCCTCTAACATTTTCTTGGGTGGATTCAGATTCCCAATTGCTGATATAGCCACTCTTGAGGGTGAGATTGTAGATCAGCTTTCTGAAACCTACCATAACATCAATGGTAAAACTCTGAAGGATAAGTTCACAGAACCCTTCTATGAGTATACAGTGGATGAGAATGGTAATCTAACTGAGAAGGAGTGGAGAAACTACCAGTCCTATCTGCTCAGCTCTGAAGGAAGATCAGCACAGGAGACTCCTCTTGTAACAAATGCTGCCAAGCCTACAGCAGAACTCCCATATTCCTTCAAGCAGAAATATGCTACATTAAACGATTTTGAACTTCCTGTTGTACAGGCTCCTAAAGTTGAGGCTAAGCCTGGTGTTCCAATGATTGGGGAGTTTGCAATGGATGGTACAACTGTTCACACATTCAATGGTTTCACCAGTGGTCCTGTAGAATTTACAGGAACTGTTGATGCTAATGGTAATGTTTCTGTAAATATCCAGGTTAATAAAACAATTAAAGAGGTTACTGATAATAAGAAGGTTGTCAATGGACCTGTTGTTGAAGGTCTGAAAGCTGCAAATCAATTTGATCCAACAGCTGAGGAAGAGCAGCTTGTTGTAACATATGTTGGTCTAAAGCTTATTGGTGAGCTCAACAAACTCAAGGAAGCCCAACAACAAGAAGCTCCTACAGCTCCCACACCAACAACTCCTGTTTCTACAGATGCTAAAGCTGATATAGAAAGAAGAAGACAGGAAGCATTAACACTTAAATCAGAAACTAATAGTAATGGATATGAAGAAGGTGAGCGTATAGA